CCTGAGCGGAACGTGGAGTCTTCTGCTAGCGTCTATGTTGTCGTTGACCACCCGGTCAACGGCTTCACGAACGCAGAGCTGAAGTTTCTCGTAGACGGTTTCACCGCCTACTTGACAGCTTCATCTGGTTCTAAGGTCACCCAGCTACTGGGTGGTGAGAACTAGACTGGATCTCACCGAGTGTAAGACGACATTCATGCTCAGTGATGCCGGCAATGCACCGGTTTGGACATGCCCTTGCGGGCGTGTCCTTCTGGTGTATTACTGGATCATTGAACGTGAACTCGTGCTGGCCGAGGCTGAGGATGATGTACCCCCGATTCATAACGGAGGACACCATGAAAAGCCCGACCGAACTTCTGCAACCGCTCCTCGAAGATCTGGGGAGCAGATGCGGCACAAGCACCACCCAGGACCTGAAAACAGTCCTGGGGAGGATCGAACATGAGGGGTTGTCATTTCTGACGATAACCCTCGCGAACTTTGGTCGAGACTTCGAAAAAAGTCTTGATCAAGGTTCTGTGACTCTCGACCAGTTTCCGGGCTTTGCCCGGACTGGCGGTCTCCCCCGATTTCTCGGAGGTTTCCTAGAGTGCGTGTTCGACCGCAAGAGTGCTCGGTTGCTGGACTATCCATCGATTGACGCTATCTTTGCGGTACGTCAGTTTACACTGATGTTCAGCAAGATAGCACTGCCATGTACGGAAACCCGCACAAGGAAGGCAATCAGTGGATATGTCCAGACTGAGCAGGATGTTCGCCTACATGACGCGAACGCAAGTAGCCATGATCTGGCTGACTTTGCTCGCGTCGGCCGTTTGCTTTGGAGCAGGCTCCTCACTCGCGTGGATGTTCGCATCCACACGAACGGAGTGCTTCCAAAGCACGGTCCGGGTGCTACAGCCGACCGACTCCGAGGAAACTCGAAGTACGATTGTCAACTGTGGACCTCGCGGTTGGAATCGGAATTCCCACACTGGGAATACCTGATTCCAAATGCTCGGTTTCTTGATCGGACCGAGGAGGTTTCAATCCTGCCTCCCGGGGAGGAGATGGCTGTCAGAGTCATCACCGTCCCCAAGACGCTCAAAACCCCACGAATCATCGCCGTCGAGCCTACTGCAATGCAATACATGCAGCAGGGTATTCTCGAGACGATGGTGGAAGAGATTGCACGCGATGACTTCGCGCGCAACCTCGTCATGTTCGAACGGCAAGAACCTAACCAGGTTCTCGCCAAAGAGGGTTCCCTAACGGGAGCTCTCGCTACACTCGATTTGAGTGAAGCTTCGGACAGGGTTTCGAATCAGCACGTACGTGCTCTTGTAGCTAATCACCGCGCGTTGAGAAACGCCGTGGATGCTACTCGATCACGGAAGGCTGAACTGCCTGGCGATGGCGGAGTTATCCGTCTTGCCAAGTTCGCGTCCATGGGATCAGCTCTCTGCTTTCCCTTCGAAGCTCTCGTCTTTACGACGATTATCTTCTTGGGGATTGAAAGAGAGCTCAACCGTGTGCTCACCAGAGAGGACGTTAGATCCCTCTTTGGTAAGGTGCGCGTCTACGGAGACGATATCATTGTCCCCGTAGAATATGTGCAATCTGTGATCCGGGAGCTCGAAACTTTTGGGTTTCGAGTGAATGTCCACAAGTCTTTCTGGACTGGTAAGTTCAGAGAGTCCTGTGGCAAGGATTACTACGCTGGTCACGATGTCTCCATCGTGAAGATGCGTAGTATGATCCCGGAGACCAGGCAGCACGTTGAACAGCTTGAGAGCACTGTCAGCTTCAGAAACCACCTGTTTCATAAGGGGTTCTTGAAGACGGTAGATGCTCTCGACAAGTTCATCGGGAACGTTATTCCATTCCCGATCGTAGACCACTACTTCTGCAAAGAAGCTGGTGCCTACGTGAGCTCGTCAACTGTTCTGGGTCGTCATGACTATGGGCCTTGCCAGGCCGAACGTCATGACAGTCATCTCCACCGCCCTCTAGTCAAGGGAGTGGTTGTGACTTCGCAGCTTCCAATCTCACGATTGGATGACTACGGTGCCTTGATGAAGTGGTTCCTCAAGAGGGGCGATAAGCCCTTCGAAGAGTCGGATCACCTTCAACGTGCTGGGCGTCCTGTGTCCGCTCGCATCAAGACCAGGTGGGCCAGTCCCTTTTAGGGGGACTGGTTCTCTACCATGCAGTGTCCGAATGGACGGACTTCAGCGGTTTACCCAGGCTGCCAAGCCTGCTGCTGAAGTCGACCGTTTTCTCGGCCTGTACGTAGAGAGTGGGAGATCAATGTGATCTCTTCGGTCGTCGG